CACAAGTTCCAGTTCCAACATCTCCTACTGCTCCTGTTGTCCCTACTGATCCTACACAATTAATGGCTCCAACTTATTATAAAAAATATTAAGTTTAAGACAATGCAAAAAGCAGAGGGATTAGGAGATACTATAGAAACAATAACAAAAGCTACAGGTATAAAATCTGTAGTTGATACTGTTTCTAAAGGTTTAAATATACCGTGTGGTTGTAAACATAGAAAAGAAAAGTTAAATAAAATATTTCCATATAAATAATGGCTTTTAAAATCTTCCCTCCTTATTCATTAAACAATACACCTATTTATACGGTAGATTTAGAAGATAATGTTTTAGGCAAAGCAAATAATAACGGTAGTATTATAATAAATAAAAATTTAAATCCTTCCGAAATAAAAAAAGTTGTAGATCATGAAATGGTTCATGTAGATCAATTTAAAAGAGGCGATCTAGATTATGATGATCAAAATGTTTATTGGAAAGGTAAAACATATCCAAGATCAAAAATGAACGAAGGGAGTCCCACCCTTGCTTGGGAAAAAGAAGCTTATAATAAAACTAAAAAATAACTTAAAAATTAAAATTATGCCTAAAGGATTTGGATATGGTGGTGAGTCTGCCAATCAAGAAAAAAAGAATTTATCAAAAGATATGCCTGTTGTAAAACAAGCATCTTGGATGTCAAAGCATTCTATCTCTGGTGGTTCCCCAGTTGCTATGGGTGGATCTTATAAAGGATCTGCAATGGAAATGAAAGGTGGTAAAATGAAAGCTGGTAAGAAAGAAGATGATTTTGATTATACCCCCTCAACTCCAGGCGCTGGCGTTACAGGTACTATGGTAACTGAAACAGTAGGAGCGGGAACTGGAAAACCTATTTACGAAAAAGGTAAAAAAGGTGGTGGATTTGAAGTGAAAAAAGCTGGAGAAAAACTAGCCGGAGGCGGCAAAGTTATTGAAAGCAAAAAAGTTGGTTCGAAAGGAAAAATTCAACAAAAAGTAAGAAAAGTAAAATTTAGCTAATAATAAATGTTTAAATTGCTTCTTGGGTTATTAAAAGGTAATAACGAAAATAAATCCATCGCGGGTAGTTTAGCATGGGAGATACGGGAAGCTATTAAAGGCAAAGAGTTAGATCCTAAAGAATTACTTGAAATACAAACTAAAATAAATGAGATTGAAGCCCGGCACAGAACTATATTTGTTGCTGGGTGGAGACCTTTTATAGGTTGGATTTGCGGGATAGCTTTAATGTATAATTTTGTAATAAGAGATTTATTTATATGGGTAGTAAAACCAGAAAATATACCTCCCGCATTACAAATGGAACACTTAATGACAGTCTTACTGGGTATGCTGGGTTTAGGTGGGCTTAGAACTTATGAAAAAATAAAAGAAAAAACACACTAATTATTATAATCAATTAAATTTAATCAAATGAAAAAAACAGAAGAAAAAAAAGTAACAGAAGAACAATTAGCTAAAATTAAAGATCAACAACTTTCAATGAGTAATAAGCTGAGAGATGTGGGTTTTTTGGAACAGCAGAAACATGTGCTTCTCCATGAATACGCAGGTATAGCTAGCGATATGGAAGAGTATAAAAAAGAGTTAGAAAAAGAATACGGAGCTATCAGTGTAGATTTAGAAACCGGAATTTATACAGAAATAGATCCATCAGAAATTAAAGAATAAAATAAAATGTCAAGTATTATAAGAAAGATCAGTATTGGAGCTGATTATAAAAATGATGCTATGCATTACTCTATAGGGCAAGAAGTCTACGGTGGTCATAAAATAGCTTATATCATATTTGAAGATACTGACGGTTCTTATAATATTCATATTAAAAAAAATAATGAGGTAGTACCATGGAAAAAGTTTAACAGCAACATGGCTATTTCTGTTGAATATGATTTAAAGTATGAATAGTCTTTATGATTTTATTGTTGAACCTATTGGTGAAAGATATAATAACACCATAGAAGTAGATAACTTAAAGCTAATTTTAAATACAAAAATTGAATCTTACAAGTTTGTAAATAAAACAGCTAAGGTAATAAGTGTACCACTTGCTTACAAAACTGTAATAAAACCTGGAGATCACGTAATTATACATCATAACGTATTTAGAAGGTACTACGATATTAAAGGAAAAGAAAAAAATAGCAGTAAATATTTTAAAGACAATCTTTATTTCTGCCAACCCGACCAAATATATATGTATAAAAAACAAAACGAATGGAAGTCTTTTATGGACCGTTGTTTTGTAAAACCAATTTTAAATAACGACGATTTAAGCTTAGATAAAACAAAAAGCCTTGTTGGTATATTAAGATATGGTAATAGCTCCTTAAACGAGCTTAAAATAGCTCCTGGTGACCTAGTAGGGTATACACCGAATAGTGAATGGGAATTTATTATTGATAATGAGCTTTTATATTGTATGAAATCAAATGATATTGTTATTAAATATGAACATCAAGGAAACGAAGCTAAATATAATCCAAGCTGGGCAAAGAGCAGTTGAAGAATTAATTAAGGTGGCTAAAGAAGCAATAGTAGATTCCGATGATGATATATCCGCGGACAGATTAAAAAATGCTGCTGCAACTAAAAAATTAGCAATATTTGATGCATTTGAAATTCTTACAAGAATAGAAAATGAAAAAAACATATTAGAGTCTAACGATAAAACTTCAAAACAATTTGGTGGTTTTGCTGAAAAAAGATCTAAATAATGTACCAACAAACATTATATAAAGTATTAGATGATTATATAAAACCTAATACTTTAAAAAGATTAAATAGACTAAAAAAATTTAAGTACGGTTATAACAAAGAATACGATATAGTAGTTATAAGTAAAGACGGTACGGTTGGTGAAGTATATGAAATTCAAAACCTTAAAATTGGGTTACCACTAATAGATAAAGTTTATAAAAGAAGTAAAGTTAAAGCAGAGCAATATTGGGAAAAGCTTCCTTATCCAGAACAATTAATTAAAATAAAATCTGTATTTGATTGGAATAAATACCCCGATAGTTTTAAAGAAAACTGGTACGATTATATTGATAACGAATTTAAATATAGAGATGAAGGATTTTCGTTTTATAATAAAGGCATTGCAACTTATATTACTGGTTCTCATTACATGTACTTGCAGCACACCAAGATTGATGTGGGGGCAGCAGACTTTAGGGAGTCGAATAGATTATTCTTTTTATTCTGGGAAGCTTGTAAAGCCGATGAACGATGTTATGGTATTATCTATCTCAAAAACAGACGGTCTGGGTTTAGCTTCATGGCATCAAACGAGACTGTTAACCAGGCAACAATGTCAAGCGATTCGAGATTTGGAATATTATCAAAGACGGGAGCTGATGCGAAAAAAATGTTTACCGATAAGGTTGTACCAATATCCACGAACTACCCGTTTTTTTTCAAGCCGATACAAGACGGAATGGACAGGCCGAAAACCGAGCTTGCGTACAGAGTCCCAGCGTCGAAATTAACTAGAAGAAAAATTGAAATAGGGGAAGAGCTAGAAGATATTGATGGCCTTGACACAACTATTGACTGGAAAAATACAGGGGACAATAGTTATGATGGTGAAAAATTAAAATTATTAGTTCACGATGAATCTGGTAAATGGGAAAGACCAGATAATATATTAAATAACTGGCGAGTAACTAAAACTACTTTAAGGCTAGGTAGTAAGATAGTTGGTAAATGTATGATGGGTTCTACATCAAACGCATTAAATAAAGGGGGCGATAACTTTAAAAAACTTTATAATGGCTCAGATGTTACCAAAAGAAACCGCAATGGACAGACTAGTACAGGATTATATAGTTTGTTCATACCTATGGAATGGAATTACGAAGGATTCATTGATATGTATGGATTACCTGTATTCAACACCCCAGATGAAGAAGTCAAAGGGATTGATGGCCAATGGATTGACATTGGAGTAATTGAATATTGGCAAAATGAAGTAGAGGGATTAAAAAATGACCAAGACGCTTTAAATGAATTTTATAGGCAATTTCCGAGAACACAGGAACATGCTTTTAGGGATGAAGCAAAACAATCATTGTTTAATTTGTCTAAAATTTACGAGCAAATAGATTATGTTGAAGAAGCTAAATACAGTGGTTTAGTTACTCAAGGTAATTTTCAATGGGAAAACGGTATAAAAGATACTAAAGTAATTTTTATGCCAAATAAAAATGGAAGGTTTTTTGTTACTTGGACACCCCCATATCATTTACAAAATAAAGTTATTATAAAAAATGGTATAAAATATCCTGGCAATGAAGATTTCGGTGCTTTTGGGTGTGATAGTTATGATATATCAGGCACAGTAGATGGCAGAGGCTCTAAGGGATCTTTGCATGGATTAACGAAGTTTACTATGGCAGATGTACCACCTAATCAATTTTTTTTAGAATATATAGCTAGGCCTGATAATGCTGAAATATTTTTTGAAGATGTATTGATGTCTTTAGTTTTTTATGGCATGCCAATATTAGCAGAAAATAATAAGCCTCGGCTATTATATTATATTAAAAGAAGAGGTTACAGAGGTTACTCAATGAATAGACCCGATAAAGTATATAATAAATTATCTGTAACAGAAAGAGAAATAGGTGGAGTACCAAACTCTAGTGAAGATATGAAGCAGGCGCATGCTGCGGCTATTGAAACTTACATTAATGATCATATAGGTTTTAATAATGATAGCTATGGAAATATGTATTTTACTAGAACTTTAAATGATTGGTCAAAATTTAATTTAAATAACAGAACAAAACACGATGCTTCGATTAGTTCGGGTTTAGCAATTATGGCTTGTAATAAAAATAAATACGCACCAGTTTCTAAAAAAGTATTTCAGCCAGTAAGTTTGCAAATAAGAAAATATAATAACGATGGAGTTACGTCAAAAATAATTTAAATAAATGGTTTATACAAATTACAATAGTTCATTTCCAGACCAAGTAGTATCTGATGAAATAAAAAATAGTTACGACTATGGGCTACAAGTGGGGCAAGCTATTGAAAATGAATGGTTTAGGCAAGATACTGGCGGCGACCGTTATTTACAAAATTTTCAAAACTATCATAATCTTAGATTATATGCCAGGGGCGAGCAGTCTGTTCAGAAGTATAAAGATGAATTATCCATAAATGGTGATTTGTCTTATTTAAATTTAGACTGGAAGATAGTACCTATAATACCTAAATTCGTTGATATTATAGTAAATGGAATGGTAGACAAAGGCTATGAAATTAAAGCTTTTGCGAATGATCCATTTGCTATTAAAGAAAGAACAGATTTTGCTTTTAATGCATTACGCGATATTCAAAATAGAGAATATATTGAACAATTAAATCAATTAACTGGTCAAAATTTTTATGCGAGTGCAGACCCAAAAGCTTTACCTGCAACTAGAGAAGAATTAGATGTTATGCTGCAATTAGATTATAAGCAAAGCATTGAGATAGCAGAAGAAGAAGTTATAAATAATGTTTTTGATTTTAATAAATATGATGAAACAAAAAGAAAGATAGCTTACGACTTAACTGTATTAGGAATTGGTGCTTCTAAAACAAGCTTTAATTTATCTGAGGGTATAAAAATTGAATATGTAGATCCCGCTGCTATTGTTTATTCTTATACAGAAGACCCTAATTTTGATGATATATATTATGTAGGAGAGGTTAAAAATTTAAGTCTTTCTGAAGTGAAAAGACAATTTCCTAATTTAACTAGTTCTGAATTAGAAGAAATTCAAAAATACAGAGGCCCAAGTAATTATAGTAATTACGTAAGAAATTATAGTGGTAATAATGATGATAATTTAGTTTCTATATTATTTTTTGAATATAAGACTTACGCTAATCAAGTATTTAAATTAAAATACACTGATCAAGGTTTAGAAAAAATATTAGAAAAAAACGACAGCTTTAATCC